CCACAGCCGCCGCAACAGCCGCTCAACAGGCGGCAGAAAAAGCAACAGAGCTGTCAGACGAAGCCACCACGGCAGCGGAGACGGCGACAGCGGCAGCAAACAAAGCCACGGAAGAGACACTTAAAACCATCGGCATAATAGTCCCCACGGGATTGACGGTGTCCTGCCTTTCACGGCTGACCTACGGCAACGTACAGCCCGTGTATATTAATGCCGTGCTGTCGCCCGAAACGGCGATGAAGAACATAATCTATATCAGCGACAACAAGTCGTTGGAGGTGGGGTTGGACGGTCGCCTGACAATCACAGGAAAGGGGTACAGCCGCGTCTATGTGATACCAACGTGCAACACGGCTCTTGCCAAGACGCTCCTCATAGAGGTTGGCGACCCCACACTGCGGCTCGTGAACACACGCAAGCAACTGCGTCTGACATCATCAGGGGCGTTGCGCTTGAACTGAAAACATAACATTCAAAAACGATAAATTATGGCATTGACAACATCACAAGAAGAGGTAATCCAACAGATTATCGAAGCATTCCAGAACGGCAAGCGTCTGCAAGACCTGCCCGAAGTATCGGGGACTAACCCCTACAACCTCTATTGCGAGGTGCTTGACGAAGACGGCGAAAGCAAGAAAGCCGCCCTTGCCGCTCTCCTGCCTTATGTGGAGGAGCAGAGCAGCTATGGCATACAGCTCGACACCGCCGTGTCAAGTCCGCCCTGCACACGTGTCGGCTCTACCGACCTCCACAAGTCCCTCCCAATCCAAAGCCGCATGAAAGGCTGTCTGCTTGACGATGACGGCAACGTGGTTGAATACCTCGACCCACAGGATTGGACGGGGCAAGTCCGTGACGGCTCGCGCGGTCAGGTAATGGTGGAGATACCTATGCACTACCGCAAGTTCGAGACGGATGGCACGAAACGCACGGTCAGACTGTCAGAGCTGCCCCTTGCTGGCTATCATCAAGTGCCGAAGATGTACGTCTCGGCATACGAGGCGGCTCTTGACCGCTCTAACAACAAGCTCGCTTCCGTGGTGAACGAGACGGAGCAATACCGTGGCGGCAACAACAACGCAAACTATGACGGCACATACCGCACGTTCCTCGGTCGCCCTGCGACATCAATCAGCCGCACCAACTTCCGCAAGTTCGCCCGAAACCGCAACACCGCCAACAGCAAGTGGAACTGCATGACTTACGATGCGCAGAAAACGCTCTATTGGCTCTTCGTGGTAGAGTATGCGACCCTCAACTCACAGGCGGCTTACAACAGCGCACTGACCACGGAGGGCTATCATCAAGGAGGATTGGGCAACGGCGTGACCACTTGGAACGGAACGGACTGGAACAACTTTAACGGCTATAATCCTTTCGTTCCCTGCGGTCTGACCGACACCCTCGGCAACGGCACAGGCACGGTGGAATACACCGCAAGCAACGATGACGAGACCTCGCCCATAACCAAGACCTTTGACGTTCCTCGCTACCGTGGCGTGGAAAACCCTTTCGGTCATCTGTGGCAGTGGACGGACGGCATAAACGTGCGCATCAGCCCCACGGAGGAGAACGGCGGAGACGGACTGTCGAAAGTATTTGTCTGCTCCGACCCTGCCAAGTTCTCCGACACCTCGTATGACGGCTATTCGCACGTTGGCAACGAGGCACGCAACGAAGGATATGTTAAGGAGGTCATCTTCGGAGAGGGTGGCGAGATTATGCCTAAGACCGTGGGCGGCGGCTCAACCACCTACTTCTGCGACTATCACTATACGAGCATACCTACCACCGAGACACTCCGTGGGGTTCTGTTCGGCGGTACTGCGTCTAACGGTGCGCTTGCGGGCTTCGCTTTTGCGCACTCGAATCACGCTCCCTCGCTTACGTATGCGTACTTCGGCTCTCGCCTTTGCTTCTTGCCGTAAGCGGAGCGCGAGCTTCCACACCCCCTTATGGGTGTGCGTCCCCGACCTCGGTCAGCGGTCAGCCGTTGCACGATGAGGTAAGGAGAGAGAACACATACAGGTTGATTACTCTCGTGGGGTTCTGTTCAGCGGTAATGCGAATAACGGTGCGAATGCAGGCTTCGCTTATGCGAACTCGAATAACACTCCCTCGAATACGAATGCGAACATCGGCTCTCACCTATGCTTGAAGATGATACACAGGCTTAACGGTCTGACATCATAAAAACAGAGTAATGACCCTGCCTCTTGGCAAAAAACATCAAACTGAAAACGGTGCTGGTAGAAACGCCTTTTGTATGGGCTATCGAACGCTCCAATTAAGAAAAGCAAAGCAACAATGAAACGTATAGGAGGCTTATACGCAAGGATTATATCCGTGGAGAATCTGCGCCTTGCCGATGAGAAAGCACGGCGCGGTAAGCAGGGTTCGTATGGTGTCAAGGTTCACGACCGCAACCGTGAAGCCAACATCTTGGCACTGCACGAAGCCCTGCTTACTCACACGTTTAAGACTTCCCCTTACGATGTGTTCACTATCTTCGAGCCGAAAGAGCGCGAGATTTACCGCCTGCCGTACTATCCCGACCGCATCGTACACCACGCCATTATGAACGTGTTAGAGCCGATATGGGTCAGCGTGTTTACCTACAACACCTATTCCTGCATCAAAGGCAGGGGCATAGAGGGATGTGCAAGGCAGGTGGAGAAGATAATCAGACGCTACGAGGGTAAGCCTATGTATTGTCTGAAAATTGACATCAAGAAATACTATCCGAGCATCGACCATGAAGTGCTGAAAGGCATTGTGCGTCGCAAGATTAAAGACAAGGAGTTACTGTGGCTCTTGGATGAGATTATAGACAGCGCAAAGGGATTGCCGATAGGCAACTACCTCTCGCAGTTCCTTGCCAACCTCATGCTTGCCTACTTCATGCATTGGGTGAATGAGCGTCTGCCGCAGGAAGTGCAAGCGGCGTTAAGGCTTAAAGAAAAGCCGCACATTGACAGCACGGAATACGCAGACGATATAATCTTCTTTTCTGACAGCAAAGAGGTGCTTAGAGCCGCATTCGGGCTTATACGGTCATTCATTGAGGAAAGGTTGTGCCTGACCGTCAAGAAGAATTGGCAGATATTCCCGATAGCGGACAACAGGCACACGAAAGGCGGTAGGGCGTTGGACTATGTGGGTTATCAGTTCTTCCGTAGTCAGAAATTGATACGTAAGGGCATAAAGCGGAACTTCTGCCGTGCCGTGGCGAAACTCAACCACCGCAGCCCGCCGCCTGACCTTAAAGCCTACAAGCGCAAGATAGCATCGTGGCTCGGATGGGCGCAACACAGCAACTCAAGACATTTATTAAAATCAATCATCAAAGCAGAATATTATGCAAGCATTCTATGACAACAAGCCTTCCGTATTGGAAGCTGTCGGCAACGGCTCTTACCTCTACCGTACCGACATCACAGAGGTGGAAGTGGAAAGCACAAATGGCGGCTCTGACACGGACACAGAAGAGAAAAGGACACAGTGGCAGTGTAAGGAAATCACGGTATGGTCGCCTATCACCTCGAACCGCATCACGGAAGCCGCCATAACGGAGCGTTGGGCGGCTAACTACGAACAGAAACTCGTCAATGAGTACAATGCCGCGAAGCTCGGCTTGTATGGCTCGACAACGAGTGCGGAAGCGAAAGGGCATATTCAGAAATACACCGACTATCTTACGGAACGTGCCGCTCTGAAAGCGCAGATAGACGCTGACTGCGAAGCACTGGGTATCGCCTGACACTCTTAAAACGAAGCAGGATATGGTTAAGAGGTTTAGCGAACTCGGTGTCACACAGACCGACAACAGAAAGATATTCAACTGTCCGCAGGTGTCTATCACGGACATTCTGAACTCGGAGATAGAAGTGTTGGACTTTCTGCCGTCTGTCAAGACACAGCACGGAGAGGGGCGGTATCTTATAAAGTTCCGCAACACATACGACAACAGCGAGGGTAAGTTCTTTACCAACGCCGCTGGGCTTAAATCAGCCCTCGACCAAATCAAGACGGAGGATTTTCCTTTCTTGACGGTAATCAGGGCGGTTAAGTGCGGCAATGCGAAGATTTACCAATTCACGTGATTACAGGCTCTCTGTGGGTTCTGATTGTTCTGTGCCGATAAAACGGTCATTCAGGCGGTCAGAACCCCACAGCGGGCTTAAAACAGGGTAGATACGCATATCAACAGACATTTGCGATGGTCTTTTATGACAGTTCGGGAAATAAACTGCTTGACGTGGTGGTTGACGATAACAGTTACCGCCACCGCGCCATTATGGACGACCACAGTCTGACACTCTATTACTCGCTTGCCGAGCATATAGAACTGCCTGTGGGCGCATACTGTGTCTTTCAGAACGAGACATACACACTTGTACGCCCCGAAGCGTTCAAGATGAAACACAGCCGCCTGTTCGAGTACACCGTAACGTTGGAAAGCTCACAGGCGAAGGCAAAAATATGGAAGTTCCGAAACCCCGTGGACGGACGGCTCAAATTCTCTCTGACCGCCAAGCCGCACGAGCATTTGCAGATGTTCGTTGACAATATGAACCGCCGCGACACTGGGTGGCAGATAGGCTCTTGCATCGCGGGGGACGAGGTATGCATATCATACGACCACGCCTATTGCTATGCCGCCCTGTCGCAGATGGCTTCGGAGCTTGATACGGAGTTTGAGATTGTCGGTAAGACGGTGTCGCTCGGCAAGGTGGAATACAACAAGAACATCCCCCTGCCGCTGTCATACGGTCGGGGCAACGGCTTCAAGCCCGATGTGGGGCGTTCCAACTATGGCGACAACCCACCCACGGAGATACTATACACGCAGGGCGGCTCTGACAACATAGACGCAAGCAAGTACGGCAACACGGAGCTACTGCTGCCGAAGTCGAAGACGATAGCCTATGACGGCGTTTGCTTCGAGGACGAGGACAACTTCAACCCCGTAAACTCCCGATTTTATATAACGGACGATATGGGGCTTTCCATACGCCGCGCTGATAAAGAGCTTTCATCACTCGCGGAGGACAGTCTTGACTGTTCCGAGATATACCCCAAGCGCGTGGGTGTCATAAGCTCCGTTGTCGTAGAGGACGAGGAGAGCAATTTCTATGACATCATAGACGATGACATACCCGACAGCCTTAACTATGAGGACTGTCTTATAGACGGCGAGACGATGACCGTGATATTCCAGACGGGTATGCTCGCTGGCAAGGAGTTCGAGGTTAAATACTATCACGAGGCGCAGGGGAGCAAGCTGCCGCGACGCTTCGAGATAACGCCGCAGGAGATTGACGGTCAGACTATGCCCAACGCCACCTTTGCGCCAAAGGCGGACGATAAATACACCGTGTTCCACTGTATGCTGCCCGATGCCTATATCTGTAACGATACGACCAAGTCGGGGGCTTCGTGGGATATGTTCCGCGCGGGTGTCAGACATCTTTTCGACAACGAGGAAACCAAGTTCTCGTTCACGGGCGAGTTGGACGGCATTTGGAGCAAAAAGGACTGGACAAACATAGGCGGCAAGATAAAACTCGGCGGCTATGTGAAATTCTCGGACGCGCGTTTCCAAAAGGAGGGCGTTCTTGTTCGTATCATCGGCATAAAGGACTATATCAACAAGCCGCACAGCCCCGAACTCGAACTATCCAACGACACGGTAAGCACCTCGTTTTCCACCACCGTGACAACCTTGCAGAGCCAAGAGGTGCTTATGGAGGACTACCACCGTGACGCTTTGCAGTTCACAAAACGCCGCTTCCGTGACGCGAAAGAGACAATGGAGATGTTGGAGCAGTCGCTTCTCGATAACTTCACGGAGAGCATAACGCCGATAGCCATACAGACGATGCAGATGTTGGTGGGCGATGAGAGTTTGCAGTTCTATTTCGTTGCCCAAAAGGGGCTTTCGGCACAGATAGCCCACACCATAACATACGACACGGCAACACAGACACTGACCGCCGCCGCTGGCGTGATACGCCATTGCACATTGGGCATCGACACGCTCTCGTCCTCTCACGAGGCGAGTGAATACAAGTATTGGGAAGTGGAGGAGTACACCAGCGCAGCCCTTGAGGACGGCACGAAGAAATATTACCTTTACGCAAAGGTCAGCAAGACGGAGGAGACAGGCGTTTTCCTGCTGTCAGAGACCGCCATAAAGCTCGAACAGGAGGAGGGCTTTTATCATCTGCTTGTCGGCATCCTCAACAGCGAGTATGACGGCGAGCGCAGCTTTGTGACCCTCTACGGCTACACGGAAATACTTCCTGGACGCATCACCACAGACCGCATTGTGTCGGGCAACGGCGAAAGTTATTTCGATATGCTCGCCAACGCAATGAAACTTGGGGACACTCTCGATTTCAACAGTCAGGGGGACGGCAAGCTGCGCCTCCGTGGAACACTCGTCCAAAGTCAGAGCGGACAGGAGAGTTACATAGGCTGTTACCGTGGAGAATACAACTCCTCCTATACCTATTATAACGGCGATGAGGTGCTTTTCGAGGTCAGCGACAACACCTCTCTGTACCGAATGATAAATGACACGCCCTGCACAGGCATCGACCCCACTAACACCCTTTATTGGCAAGTCATCGCGCAAGGCTCAAAGGGAGCGGACGGCTCAAGCATAAACATAAAGGGCAACGCCAACGCGCATTTCACCGACACTACGGAGGCAGAGACATTCCTTGCGAACAAGTACGGTTCTTGCCTTATCGGAAAATAAGGCGTATTTAGTCAGAAAATAAGGACGCACGGAAATAGTATACGGATAACCTGTAAACGCACGTTATTCAAGCGGTTTCAGATTGAGGAGAAAATAAGATTTTCGGGCAAGTATGCTATTCGTATGCTGTAAATGTGCTATCTTTGCGTTACTATTCTGTTACCCGTGAAAAT